CCGCCCAGCTTCACAGCGCCCGCGCCGATGCCGCCGCCCCAGGACGCGATGGCGTTCAGGATGAGCTGCTTGGCGATTGCCAACGCAATGTCGCGCAGCAGGGAAGCGAAGAACTGGCCCACGGCAGTCAGCGCATTGCGGAAGCCTTTGCCGATGCTGTCCGCGCCGGTTGCGACACGGCCAATCGCCTCGCCAAGTTTCTCGAACGCGGTGAGGCCGTTCTGCGCCAGCGAGTTGACGATGGTGTCTTCGAGCTGCGTTGTCACCTGCTGCGCGTTCGACGTGGACAAGATCAGTTGGTCGATGCCGTCCTTCTGCCGCTGATACGATTCTTGGCTGATCACGCCCAGGTCGTACTGCACCTGCAATTGGTCTTGCAGCGATTGCGTGATCGACAGAATCTTCTGCTGATACTCGTCCTGCGACTGGTTCAGCATGGCGGCCTGCTCTTCCGACGAGATCATGCCCAGCTTGCGCATGGTGTCGATCCGCTCGATGTCGCGGGCCTGCTGCTGCAACACGGTGTTCAGGTTGGTCTGCGTGAGCGCGTAGTTGTTCGCGGCCACGGTGGCGTCCACGTTGGCCTTCGTCACGCCGTTCTTGATCGCGGCAGTCATGCGCTCGTACATCACCGGGTCGAGCATGGCGCGGGACTTTTCGAGGAAGTCCAGGGCAGTCTGACCAGCGGCTTCCAGCGCCGGGCCGGTTTCCTGCACCACGCGGTTCATCTCGTCGGTGCGCTGGGTCAGCGTGATCTGACCCTGCTCGTACTTGGCGTTGATCTCGTCCAGTTGAATCTTCTGGATTTCCTGCTTCTTCGTGAAGGCGTCGTTCAACTCGTTGGCGCGCTCGCGGTACACGTTCGTGGCCGCGATCTGCTTGGCCTGATCCTTCAGCGGGTCGAGCTGCGCCAGCATGGTCTTCGCCATGGCCGCACCTTGCGGGCCGGTCTTGCCCAGCTCGCGGATTTTCTTTTCGATCTCGGTGAAGGTCTTCTGCACCGCGTCTTCGGCGGCTTTCAGTTGATCCTCAATCGGAATCTGCAAGCCCTTCTGCTGCGCCAAGTCCTTCGCCAGCTTTGCCTGCAAGTCGAAAATCTGCGCGGTCAGGTCGGCGGCCAGCTTCTCGCGGCGGTCGGCGTCGGCCTTGCCCAGCTTGGCCTGCTCGTTGTTGAACTTCATCGTCTCGGCCAGTCGCGCCTTGCTCGCACGCTGGTCGATCTCGGTCAGCGCGGCGGTCAGGTTGGCCTGATCCTTGTAGAAGGCTTTGGCCGCGTCACGGCGCTGCGCGTACTCTTCGTCCACGATCTTCAGGCGCTCGTTCAGTTCCTCCTTCGCCGACTTCAGGCGTTGGTTCTTGATCGAGGCGTCCAGCTTCGCGTCCTCCTTCGCCAGCTCGCCCTTCAGCGCACGCAGCGCGTTCTGCTCGCTGTGCAGATCGCCAGGGTCGGCGGTCGCTTCGGCGGGCGCTTGCTTCGGTTTGATGATCGAGGTCAGATCGACGCCTTTGTCTTTCGCCTCTTGCACGGCCTTGCTCTGCGCGTTAATCGAGTTCACAGCGATTGTGCGCAAGCGGTCGTACTCTTTCTGCGTCTCGGCCTCCTTCGCGGTGCCACGGGCCTTATCGCGGGCGTCAGCGGCCTTCTGTGCATCGGCCACGGCCTTGTCGGTCGCGCTGATCGACTTCACTACGCGCTGGCGCACGTTGTCGTCCAGCTTGTCGAGGATCGCGGTCGTGACCTGATACGCGGCGATGGCCGCACCGATCACCGGCAGTGCGCGTGCGACGAACAGCAGCGCCGTGCCGACGCTCATGATGGCGGGCGCGAGGCGGGCCAACAGCGCCGCGAAGCCGGTAGCGCCCGTGCCTGCAATCGCGCTGGCCGCCGTGAACGCGCCGAGCTGTGCGTTCATTGCGATCATCTGCGCATTCCAGGCGACCATCGGTGCGATGGCGGCGCTGAACAGCGTCGGCAGCGTGGTCAGGAACGACAGGAACTTCAGGCCCAGGATGGCGATCATCACGGTCTTGATCGTGTCGAGGTTGTCCACGAAAATCTGAATCGCGTTGATGGCGAGCGTGAGGCCGTCAGCGATGGCCTTGCCCAGCTTGCCCGCGCTGCCGTCGTTCAGGAAGGTCGTCAGGCGATCCAGCAAGCCCTGGTAGGCGTCGATAAAGCCGCTGTTGCCGATGTCGGTCAGGAAGCGGTTGATCGCGTTCTCGAAGCGCGCCTGGGCGGCGGCCAGCTTCACGGTGCCGTCGTTCACGCCCGCATACGCATCGCCGAGCTGGCGGGCCACGGCCACAAGGATGTTCGCGCCGACCTGACCCTTCTCCATCATCTTCTGGAACTCTTCGACGCTCACGCCTTGCGCCTTGGCGAAAATCTGCACCGCGCCCGGCAGCACGTCGCCGAGCTGTTGCGTCAGTTCCTCGGCCTGCACTTTGCCCTTGTTGAACATCTGCTCGATGGCCTTGAACACGCGCTCGGTGTCAGCGCCGGTCAGGTTCAGCGTCGCGGCGGTCTTGGCGAAGTTCTCGAAGATGAAGCGCGTCTCTTGCGTGTTCATGCCCGCCTGCTTCGCCGAGATGGCGAACTTGGCGAATGCCGGTGCGGTCTTGGCGAAGTTGACGCCGATGCGGTCGGCCTGCTCTTGCAGGTATTTGAATTCGTCGCCCGCCAGTTTCGCGTTGCCCTGGTTCTCGACCAGCAGCCGGGACATGATCCCCTGGTTCTCGTTGAAGGTGTCGATCACCTTGCCGCCCAGGCCAATCGTCGCTTGCAGGCCGACGTAGGTTGCGACCAGCGACAGCAGCTCGCCGCGCATACGCTGGAAGAAGGACAAGGTGGTGCGGCCACCTTCGTTCGCGTCGTTGTTCGCTTGGCCGTACCGGCGCACCTGCTCGGCGAGCTGGTTCATCGCGTTCGCGCCACGGCCCGCCTCGGCCACCAGTCGCTCTTGCGCGTCGCCCAGGTTGCGGGTGTCCACGCCTGCGGCGCGCAGCGCGGCCTGCGTCTCACGGGCGCGGCCCGACAGCGCGTTGAACGATGCGGCGGATCGGTCGAGCGTGTTCTGTGCGCGGGCGAGGCGCGTGGTCACATCGTCGCCAGCAGCGCCGGATCGCATTTCCCTGACCAGGGCGGCCACCGCTGCGCGTGCGGTCGCGTATTCGGCGCGGGCTTGGCGGATCGCGGCGATCTGCGCGTTGAAGGTGTCGATCTGGCCTGCAACCTGGGCGAGTGAGCGTTGCGCTGCTGCGGCCTCTTGCACCGCGCCGCGATAGTCGCGCACCGGGCCGCGCACGGCGGACACGCGGGCTTCCAGGCGACCCATGGCGTCGGCCAGTCCGTTGACGGTGCGCAGCGCTGCGGCGTTCGGTTCGGCGATGTCCTGCACCTGTTGGCGCACGGACGGCGTGGACACCGGGCCGGTGCCTGCTGCGGCGGTGCTGCCGGATGCACGCATCTGGCGCTCGGCGGCGTCGGCGGCGTCGCGCATGGCCTTGGCCTGCTTCTCGACTGCGGCGGTGCGCTTGTTCGCTTCGCGGGTGAACAGCGCCTCCATGTCTGCTTCGTGCTGCACGTCGCGCATACGGGCCGCGTCGGCGCTCTCACGCGCTGCGCGGGCCTCTGCCTCTTGCGCTGCGGCTGCGGCGCGCACGGCGTTGTTGAAGATGACTTCGGCCTTCACCTGGGCCTGACGCTCTTCCAGGCGGGCCTGCGCGTCACGGCGGCTCTTCGCTGCGGCGTCGGTGCCGTCAATCGCGGCCTCCTGTTTGGCGAGCGACTTGTTCGCCAGATCGACGGCTTCGGCGATGGTGCGCTGGCTGTCGGCCACGGTCGCAGCTTTGATGCCGAAGGCGTCCATCCGGCCAGTCGTGGTGTTCACGCTGGCCGAGATGCGATCCAACGCCTTCTCCGAATTGGAGACTTCCTTCGCCAGTCGCTTCAGTTCTGCGGTCTGCTCCTTCGTGCGCTTGGCCGCTGGGTCGAGCGCGTCGGCGTAGTCCTTCTGCGCCTTGCGCGCTGCTTCAAGCCGGGCCTCGGTGTCGGCCAGGGCTTGCGACTGCGCCTCGAAGAATTTGATGAGAGCCTGTTGCGACAAGAGCGCCTTCACAGCGCTCTCCATTCGGGTGTAACTCTTCTCAAGGTCGGCCACGGTCGCCTCGCCTTTTTCGGCGGCGGCCCGTTGCGCTTCCTGTGCCTTGGCGAGTTCTTTCAGGGAGTCCGCTACTTCACTGGTCGTCTTCTTGGAGTAGTTTGTCGCCCGAATCCGCAGTTCAACGTCTTGAGTTTGATTAGCCATTTTGGAGCTTTCGGATGAGGTCGGAGATTGTTTTGCCTGCTGCCCGGCCACCGTATCGCGTGGACATGACAGTAGAGAGGATGGTTACTTCGGTGACGTAGTTGCGGTTGATGCGTTCACGAACTAGATCAGCTTCGTACCACAGTTTCGACAAGGGATATCGGCTTGCGAAGCGATGCCCCTCAGAGAGAAGCAGGCTTGCAGTCACGCGGAGCGACCTGTGGAATCGCTCTGCGCGTGAAAGGTGTTCTAGCCCCCGGTCAGCGTCGCCGGACGAACCTGAGTCACCAGACCCATAAACTTGTCGATCAACTTTTTTGCGCCGCCCGCTTCTTCAACGGTGAGCGTCCAGATCGCTTGCACCAGTTCGACTTGCAGGCCGAGCGGGAAGGTGGCGACATGGGCGATCACTTCTGGCGTGACGGCTTCGTCGGCGCAGCGTGCGATCAGCAGGTGGCACAGCTCCGGTGCTTCGGAGATCAGCGTCACCGCGAAGGTGGCTGCTTGTGCGATTGCAGTTTTGCGCTTCTCTTCGTCTTCGTACATCGCCATCAGGCGGTTGACTTCGACGAGGTGATCGCGCAGCAGGAAGGTGATGTCGTCCAGGGCCACACCGCGTACATCTACGGTTGCGGCCCCGAACGTCACCGTGGTCTTCGGTACTACAAAGTCCATGAGTGACATTCGGGTTCTCCTTGTTATGGTTTAAGGTGCAGCAACGCCGTCGATGTACAGACGCTCGGTGGTGCCGTCCTTCTTCAGCACTTCGGCGGTGAACGACATCTGCTGCCAAGTGTCGCCCTTCAGCGCGAAGTCACCGTTCGGGGTCAGCTTCACATACGGCCAGAAGTGGTCGCTGTTCGGGCCGACAGGGTTGTCCGCGATGTAGCGCAGCGCACCACGGATTTCCTTACCCTTCGAGACGATCACGGTGCGGGTGATGCCGCCCTGGTCGTAGGTCACGGACAGCACATCGCCATCAACCAGATCGGGAGCATCCGGCTCGATGTAGATGCGGCCACGCACCAGATCAACGTCCACGTTGTTCGCGTTCGTGATCGGGGTCAGGGTCGGATCGGTTGCCGGTGGAACTGGCGGCACGACCTTGGAGATGACCACGTTGCTGATGTTGCGGGTGCCGGATGGAGTGTCCGCGTCCACGCCGACCTGATACCACAGGCCGCGCTTCAGGGTGATCTGGTTAGGATCGGTGATGCCGGGCGCGGCGGCCACGGTCATCTTGTCCACGTCGCCGCCGTACCACAGGGCGAAGTTGTCCGGCTCGATGTTGTCGGACGCGAAGGTCAGGGTCATGTCGTTGGAGATCGTGACCTGTTCGTCCTTCACGTTCATGCCTTGGTCGGCGTCGATGTGATCGAGCGTGTCTTGCGATTGCGCGGACGACAGCTCCGGGGTGTTGCCGAAGTAGCGCTCGCCGATGCCGACCGTCTTGCCCGGCTCGATCATGTCGAAGTACAGTTTGCCCTTACCGAGCACGTAGTTTTTACCTGGGCCTGCCATGGTAGTTCTCCTTTAAAGGTCGTTTCAATTACAGGGAATGCGAGCGGTTCTTCTACTCGCCAATCTCTACTGCCATGCCAACGCGGATAGGCAAGTAGAAGAATGCAAAGCTCGATACTTGGGCTTCTGGCGGGCGTACCACAGGAGCGCCAATCTCGACGCCCGATATCTTACCATCGAGCTTATAGACATCAGGGTATGCAATCCTGCCCCCGGACTTCAGAGCGGTAATACGGGCCAAACGCCGCTCCACGTCTTGCAGCAAGAAGTAGGCGTCGTCTTTGGTGTTTGCAGTTTTGTCGTCCAGGGTCAGCCCTTGAATCAGCAGCGTCCAGTTGTCGGCGCGGCCTTGGCCGTCGTCGGCGAAGAACGCGATGTCGGGGCGCGGCGCTTCCAGTACCGACAGGATGGCAGGGGCGGGGCGGTGTTCGGAGCCGATCAAGACCACGCTGCGCATCACCTTGCTCATGTCCATGTCGAAGGCGTCGCCCTCGGCGGTGGTGATGGTGGCGAGCAGTTCTTGAATCGCCTTGATCACGGCCAGTCGCTTCGGCAGTGGGCGGGATGGATCAATCATTTCGAGAGCCTTTCAAATTGTCGGAAAAATTCGGTCGTGACCATCGTGGCGATGGGGGCGGCCACCTTCTCACTGGTGGTGCGGAAAACCTGATCCACGGACGGGCCGTACAGCAGCGCCACCTTGTCCGGTATGAGCCACGAGGTCACAGCTTTGTTCTTGTTATCGAACGGCTTGCCGTCAGTGAGCCGCATTGCGAGGCCCACGTTACCGTTCTTCAGGCGCACGAGCCACGCCTTGTTGAACGTGGTGCTGCCGCCGCGTGCGGCCACCTGCACGTGCACGCCGGACTTCAGGCGCGAACCGATAGGCGTGCCGGGCGACGCGAAGCGGGCCAGCGAGGTCGGACGCTCGCGTGCACCGATCACGGCTTCGAGCTGGCCGGGCTTGGCCTTCTGCGTGACGGCCAGCCTGTCGGAAGTCAGGTAGTCCTTCGGGAACCGGATGTGTTCCAGAATGTCGTTCTTGATAAGAGAAAGGCCGCCACGTGTGGCGACCTGATTGATGGAGAGCTGCGCGGCCTTCTCAACTACATCCGGCAGATGGTTGATGAAGGCGGCAGTGTCAAGGAGCGAGTCCGGCATGGAGTTTCCCCACGCGCCAAACTTCGTTGACCGGCCCCGGCTGATCGTCTTGTGAGTCGATTGCCAGAACGGCCTCGAAGCCCGGCGCTTTAACGGTGAGACGGCCACCGGCCTTGATGGTGATGCCCAGGGCCAGCAGCTCGTCCTTATCGAAGATGGCCTTCTCGATCTCGTCGATGACCATGGCATAGCCAGTGTTCTCGATGTCGCCGATTGGGGCTTGCCTGTAGTGCCAGCGGACTCGCAGCGGGGTCGGCACAACAACCACGTCGTCCGCGTATTCGCAAGCGAATGCGAAGGTGCGGTGCACGACACGACGGCTGCGTGCGATGAGGGCTGCGAAGTCCACCATGATTACAGCTCGTCTTCTGCGCCGCCAGCACCGGCACCGGCATCAGCGCCTTCGCCGTCGCCTTCAGGTTTCGATTCGACCTTGGCCGACTGCTGTTGCTTGCCGCCCTTGCCGCCCTTGCCGCCCTGGTTGGCTTGGCTTTTCGGGACTTCGACTTCCTGCACGGACTCGACTTCGTTGCGCGGGGTGCGGATCGAATCCGGCGCGGTTTCCTTCAGGGTTTCCAGCTCGGCGGCGGTGAAGTCGAACAGCTTACCGGCAGGGACGCGGACGCGGCCTACGCCTGCACGGTGGAGGATGATGGTATTGACTGCGATACGTTTAGGCATGGTGCTCTCCTTGGGAGTCTATGAGATGTTGAAGCCGGGGATCGCTCCCCGGCCTGCTGTCACTGCTTACTTGACCTTGATCTTGAAGGTCGCATTCGGTTCACGCGGAACCATCAGCGGCGCGGATTGGGTCAGCAGGTATTCCTGGCTTGGGTCTTCCTCGTCCCAATTCTTGAAGAACATATCGAGGGAGCGGAAGCCCGCACGCTTGTCGCGGATCGCGCCGAAGCAGCGCACGCCGGACATCATATCGCTCACGCCCACCACCGTGTCGGTGTCGAGGTAGTAGGTTTCGGCCAGGGTGTCCGGGTCGATGTAGCGAGTGGTGTCAACCCAGCATTCGATCCGGCCTTGGCCCGACACGCCAGCGATGGTGCCCATGTACTCGATGCTGTCTTCGTAGCCATCGGTCAGGGAGTTGATGCGGGTCACGGTCGCCTGCACGCCGCCCACGGTCTTGTCCATCAGGTCTTTCAGATCGACGCGCTGGGTGAACAGCTCCCAGGCGTTGCCGCCGAAGACCAGACGCGAGATGCGTGCGCCCGACAGCTCGTTCGCCTGCTTGCGGGCGTCCTTGATGTCTTCCAGCGGATTCGCGGTGCCTTGATCCCAGGTCGCGCCACCAGTCAGGTTGAAGGTCAGCGACGCATCGCGGCGGAAGTCCACCAGGGTTTCCGGGTAGTCTTCACCTTTGATGATCACTTGGCCGTCGATGGTTGCGCGTGCAGCCAGATAGTTCCAGGTGTTTTGGGTCTTCTCTTTCTGCGTCTGGATCAGGTACGCGATCACTGCATCGCGGCGCTGTTGCAGGGACAGGGTGCCGCCGTAGGCTTCACCGGCCATGCGCTCCATGTGCATCGTCGGATCAACGATGTCCTTCTGCTTGGTGTAAGCAGGCTTGAAGCGCTCCGAGGTGTAGCCTTGCAGGCGGTTCGGGCGGCCCGACACGTTCGGGACAACGAACGGTGCCAGATAGCGCTTGTCCTCGAACACGCGGTCGAACGAGATGTACTCCTGATCGAAGTTGATCTGCTGTTTGTAGAACTCGGTCAGCCAGAAGGCCGGGGCGACCTTGACGCGGCGGGATACGCCTTGCAGGGTCATCAGGTCGTACAGGTTAGCCGTATCAGCCATGGTATTGCTCCTTATTGATTAAAACTGTTTATACGAATGGCCGATTAGTTCAGATGGCCCACTTGCACCTTGCAGCCGACCAGCAGTGCTTTGCGTTCGACGTAGGTATCCAGCGCTGCGCCAGCAGGCCACACGATTGCTTCGTGGTTGAAGCGACCGGACAGGAAGTACGGGCATTCCTGACCGATGGCGACAGGCTGGGCGGCCACCGCTGCCTGGACGCCGGTATGGGTGCCAGGAACGAACGGAGTCACGTGGCCGGTCGCCAGGATGGCGATCAGTGCGTACTTCTCGATGGCCGCGTCGGCGAGGCCGGAATCGGTTGCCACGTCCACGCCGCCGATGAACAGTTGCAGCGGGCCGTTGCGGGTTGCGAAGACTTCCGACATTGCGAGGTCTTGGCGAGGATTCAGTGGCTTTTGGTCTGCCATGATGATGCTCCTATAAAGGGTTTAGAGATTTACTGCCGGGCCGAATTTTACTTCTTCGATGGCTCTTTGTAGCCGGTAGCCATGGTGAACGACGACATGATCGTGTCCACCGCGCTACCGGAACCGTTGCCGCCTTTATCAGCGCCGACATTCGGGTGATCAGCGTTGTTCATGGCTTCTTCAAAGCCGGTGCCTTTGCTGGCCTTGGCGTCGGCTTCTTCTTTCGCTTTGGCGTCGGCTTCGGCTTTCGCTTTGGCGTCGGCTTCGGCCTTGGCTTTTTCTTCAGCGGACGGCGCGGCGGGCGCAGCAGCTTTCAGGGCGGCCTGGGCTTCGACCACGGACATGCTGGACGCGAAGGCGAAGTGGTTAGCCAGGGCAGGATTGCCTTTCGCTTCTTCGCAGTTCAGGATGCCTTGCACGCGGGCGCGCTCGTTCGCTGCTGCGGTTGCCGACAGTGCTGCGGTGTCGGGGGTCTTTTCTTGGTCAGCCATGGTGTTCTCCTTTACAGGTTCAGTGGTTGCTACAGTTTTCGTTTTAGCTTCTTCACCGTCCGATACTTCATCGTCGATGTCGTCGCCGTCGATCAGGGCTTGCAGCGCCGCACGCGGCACGGCAATCACGTCCACCAGTCCCAACGCCTTTGCATCGTCGGCACGGTAGGTTTTGGCCTCGGTATCATAGACGACTTTCTCGTCCATCTTCCGATTTTGCGCTACGACGGTCACGAACGTGGCGCGGGACTTGTCAACGCCTTTCTGAATATCGGCCTTCACCGACGCAGGAAGCGCTTGGTACGGGTTGCCATCGACCTTGTGATCGCCGCTGTAGATGAAGGTGATCTTCAGGCCAATCTTGTCGAGCCATTGGCTCATATCCATGTGCATTGCAACCACGCCGACACTGCCCAGCCCTGCGGACGGGATGGCAATGATCTTGTCGGCAGCGGACGCCAGCGCGTAGGCGGCGCTGTAGCAGTTGGAATCGACCATGGCGATGATCGGCTTCGTGCCGCGTGCGGCGGCGATCTCGGCGGCCAGCTCGAAGCAGCCAGCAGCTTCGCCGCCGTAGCTGTTCACGTCGAACACGATTGCGGTCACGTCCGGGTCGTTGATGGCGAGGTTGAACTGCGAACGCAGGAAGTTGTAGCCGGTGACGTAGCCGTAGTAGCCGCCGAAGCGGTTGATCAGCGAGCCGTGCATCGGAATGATAGCTATGCCGTCAGCGAAGGCAAACGCCTTGTTCTGCACGCGGCTGCTGAAGCCATACGCCTCGCACAGCTCGCCGCGCACATGCGACATGAACTTCTCCTTCGCCGCGTCCGGGTTCTGCGCCGACATCATCATGAGGTCGTTGCTGAAGCCCTGGTAGGAAGGGTGGATGAATTGCTCGCGCAGGTTCATGCGCTGCGCGGCGCTGTGGGCCAGATGGTCACTCATTACTTCTTCTCCTTTTGTTTGCGTGCAGGCGGTTGATCGTCCTCGTTACCGTTCGCGTCCTGCATGGTTTGCTGGCGGTCGTTGGTTCCAGGCTTGGTCGCGTCCAGGCTGAACGAAAGGCCCAGCTCTTCGATCAGCTTCTCTTCGCTTGCGCGCTGCTGGAACACGGCGCGGTAGTCTTTGCCCAGGTTGGCGATCTCGTCCTGATAGGTGGACAGGCCACCCTTGATGCGCATGAGCGCCGCCTGGGTTTCCTTCGTCTCGTCGATCTGTGACTGACCAGCGCCGATCCATGTGCAGGCCACCAGCGCCTCGCGCATGTACGGGTCGTAGAAGTTGAAGTTCTTCGGCAGCGGGATCACCGAGTCCTTGCGGTTGATCTCTTCTTCCAGCCAGCAGACGTACATCATGGTCGCCTGCTTATCGGCCACGGTCTTCTTACGGCCACGCATGAACTTCTCGGTTTCCGACATGGAGGCGCGTGCACCCGCATAGTTGGACTTGCTGAAGTCCTTCGTGAACTGCTCGGCGCTGATGCCCAGCGGCGCGGCGATGCGGCGCAGCAGGCTCTCTTCATACGACTGGCCGATGCCTCCCGGCGTGCCTGCGGTCTTCAGGTTCAGCTTCGTGCCGGGGAAGAGGTGCGGCATCTTCACGCCGTCGATGCTGATGTTGTTCGAGCCGTTCACATACGAGGTCATGGCGGCCATGTACTCGCTCAGTGCGTTCTTCAAGCCAGGGCCGCCAGCGCCCATCGACGCGAACACCACCTCGCTCGGCAGCTCCGATTCCACGGCGGCGGCGTAGGTCGCATTGACGATGGCGTTTTGCAGCGTGATCTCGCTGAACCTGCGGGTCATCTTCATGTCCTTCAGCGCGCTCACCATGTCGGCCACGCCACGGGTCTGCTCGGCTTGCAGCGACTCCTTGATGTGGATGACCTGACGGCGGCCCCACGGGAAGTACGCCGGGACACGTCGCCACTTCCACTGATCGTCACCCTGCATGAAGTCGCCGGGGAAGCCCTGACGAATCCAGTAGGCTTGCGGGCGACCATAGATGTCGCGCTCGATGCCCGCACGGATGTTGGCGTCGTCCATGGTGCCGTTCGGGTTCGACAGGCGCGTCGGCGACACCATCTGGAAGCAGGTGTTGAACGGGCGGGCCTGATCGCGCTGCCACTCGCAGGTAGCCAGCACCTCGCCGGTAAAGACGAAGCCGCCGACGCCCAGGCGGATCATGTCGGTGAAGGTCATGCAGCGGCCAGCGTCGAACCATGAGTCCACGGATTCGGCCATCAGGTTGAAGCGCGACTCCACGACTTCCTTGAACGCCTTGGCCCAGGCTTCGCTTGCGCCGAGAGCTTTGTAGTTCGGATTGGAGACGAGACGGAACTGCGCGCCGACGATGGAGTCGCGGTGCACGTGAACAGCGCCGGTAATGAGGCCGTCGTTTTGCACGCTGTCGCGGCCACGTGCGTCCATCAGCTCCTTGTTGTGGTTGATCTGCTGGTCGGGCGATACGATAGGTGGAACCCACTTCAGCATCTCGCGGCTTGTCCGGCTTGCGCCTTCGATGCCACCGCCGTATGCCTGCTCCACCACGCCGCCGCCAGATGCGGTAGTCACCGCGAGCGATTTCTGTTTGCGGGTTGCCATGGTCGTGCCTTAGAAGTAGAAGCCTGCGGGAGCGGAAGGAATGAAACCGCCCACGCACGGGTCGGTGACATTCAAACCGAGCTGCTGCTTCAGTTGAAGGATGTAGGAGTTCAGGCGGGACGCATTGCCCACCGCGAACTCCACGCGCTGACCGTTCATGTCCACCACCACGCGGGCGGCTTGATTGGTCATCAGTTCGTGGTATGCCTTCACCGCCTCGTCAAGCTGGGTCTGAAGTGCTGCTGCGGTTACAGGGTCGGGAGTACAAGTCATTTCGGTTTTCCTTTCAGGCGAGAGCTTGAGCCATTGCGGCGAAGTCAGGCTCGGATTTTACACGGTTTGCATAGGGGTTCTCTTCATCCGCCTTACGCACAAAGTCGTTGTGATCCCACTCTGCGGCCCAGCTTGGCGGGTTCGACCAGTCCAATGATTCGACACGGACGTAGGTGGATACGCACAGGCCGATGCAGTAGTACAGCAAGTCCCATGCCTCGTTGCGGGAGTTCACTTTGATCCAGCCCTTCATTTCCCGCACTTCCGCGCACAATTCGGCGAACCATGCGTCGGAGAGCCAGGACGGGAAGTTGATCAT